GCCTTTGAGGACGACGAGTAATCAAGGATGTCCATCACAAACCCGCCAAATACGCTGGCTGTTGCAGTAGCGCCAGCGATCGTCCTGTCCAACTCCATTTGCGCCTGCGATGAACCTGCCTCCGCGGCGGGGGCAGAACCATCGCCGCGTAGGGCGTGATAAGCGTAGTTTGATGATGTGCTCGCGTTTAACTGATAGCGCACATTCTCGTTACCACTTGCCCGATCACTTCTGACAATGCCTCGAATCTGAAGGTGCTGATAAGAGCCGCTGATCGAGGTGAACTCGATATTAGACGCCCCGCCGCTGCCCACCGTCACCGTGGCAATCGACTCAAAGTCGCCACCCGCAGGCGCAAGTGCAAACGGATTGATAAAGAACATCAGGCACGCCTGCCGATCAAGTAAACCTTGGCGCCCTTAGCGCCCGTGCCTGCGACGTCGATGTCGATGGTGATCTCCGCATCGTCAGCCAAGGCCGTGTCCGAGATGACAGGCGCAGTCGCCGCCGTCGTGCTGGTCTTCTCGTTAGCGTCGATCGTGAGTTTCGTGGACAGGATCGTCGTTCCGCCCTCGTTAATGTCGAACGTCGGCAGGCCAGACGTAGACGCCGTGGACAGGGACGCCCGTACCGCCGTCAGCGTCATCGCGAACGGCATACGGAACGTGACCTTAGCGTTGCCCGTGGTCAGGGCGGTTTCCTCGTCCGACACCGCAATCCCGATGACCTCGGCAGGACCCTGCCAGATCAGGCCCGTGGACTCGCCAGAGGCCGCGACTAGTACCTGCCCATTAGAGCCGACCGCGAGGCGAGCGGGAGTGTTGTCGGCTGTCGCGGTGACGAGGTCGCCCTTGGCGTCAACTAGGGCTTTAGTGACATACTGCGTATGAACGTCCGTAGAGTTGTCATTAACGTGTGAGTTCGTCTCATCGAAATCACGAGCTGACACACCATGCCGGAACACAGCACCAGCATTGTGAGACACAGCCGAAGTACCATCCACCCCACGAGTCACCGTGAGAGTAGTACCCGACACGTTAGTGACAGTCACAACCTCCTCAGAGGCCGTATCAGCATCAAGGATCGCAGTCCACGGAGTCTGGGCAGGAAACCCAGACAAGGCTGCAACCGTGATCGAAGTCGTTGAATTATTAGCGGAAGCAGACAACGTGGTTGCTACCGCAGTAGACGAGTAATACCTACGGGGCATCTATCCTACTTCCGATAGTGAATGGGCGTATTGAGGTTGTCACGGAACCTGGCGATCTCCTCAGCCAGACGCTGCTGATACAGCGCATACAAAGTCCTAGCCACATTCGAGGCAGAACCAATCTGTCGGCGCTCATCAAAGAAGCCTGCCTGCACAGAACTCGGATCCAGCAGTGCCACATCGATTGACGACACAAGTCGGGCAGCCGTCCCCAGAGCAACAACATCCCGGCACGATGCAGGAAAACCAGTCGTCCCCGTGAGCGTGTCCGACCCCGCCGACAGATTCGTGGGCTCCTTCAGGAATCTCACCTGAACTGTCCTGCCAGGAACAATCGGATCCCATACTGTGATCGTCTTCCCCGTTGCGTAAGCGGAAGCAGCAGCAGACGTATCGGCCTGCCAGCGCCTCACTGTCTCCCAGCGGCCCGAAGGGCCAACCGTCTGCCAAGTCACCTGAAACACAGACTTCACAGTCGCAGGAATCGAGTAGGTACTCTTTGAGGCCAGGAACGTGAACGTCGTCACATCCTGGGCCTTCAACTCCACACCCATCGACTGGATCGTGTCATTGATGGCACGCTTCACATAGTGGCGAGGGAACAGGGGATTGAACGTGACACGGGCGTTATCGCTGTGCGTAGTCGCAGTCGTCCCATCAACGGCACGACCCCACGGCTGCAAAGACACAGCATTCGTCGTGATCGCATCAATGTAGACAAGCTCATCATCAATCTCAGCCCGACCCATACCCAGGCGGGAACCGTTATCCACATTGAACGTCGTAGCCGTCCCATTCAAGGAACCATTCAACGCAGTCACAGACTCCTGCGAACGCACATAGCCACGCAGCATGCTGAGGACATCATCCGTCAACTCATCAAACGTCGTCACAGGATAAACTCCTCCGTCACCGTGTAACCCAAAGCCACCAGCTCCGTCTTCGTAGCGTCATCCAAGAAGTGATCCCTGCCACCACCCAAATAGACCTGAGCAGCAAGGGTGCGCTCCAAGTCAGGGTGCTGTACCTCAGACCACACACCGTCTTCCCTCAGCAGTGAGATGCCCTCGTACTCCTTGAAGAGCCGCCACTGGTAGGTGTTGCGAGGTGTCCTGAACAGCCAGCCCTTACGGGTCACAGTCACCGTCCCGAAGTCGTTAGACGGATCCACGGGTCCAGGGATGATGAACACGGTGGCGATAGTGTCCGCATCCCCGAACAGTTCAGTCCCAGCAATCCCATCAGGGGTCATCACTAGGTTCAGACTCGGTTCACCCACGGCACCCGTAGAGGCAAACCCTGCGATATTCATCGAGGTGAACGCTGTCGTCGTACCCAAGGCAGCAGAGGAACCGACACCTGCGACGGGGGCAGTCGTGTTGGCCTTAGCCGTGCCGACTGCACCAGCAGAGGCAAGCCCCGAAGGGGCCACGACCGCTGTCAGGGCAGGAGAACCCACAGCCCCAGAACCAGCAGCAATCCCATCCACAGACAGGGCAGCATTCACCTGGGCAGTGCCCACAGTGCCAGCAGCAGCAACCCCAGACACGGCAATAGTGGCGTTCGCCTGCGCTGTACCCACAGCCGCAGACGAGCCAATCCCGGTCGGGTAAACCGTCAGATCCAAACTCCAACCGAGGAGCAGGACCGGACGTTCAGTGATGTCCTGAATCTGGACAGTCACTCAGTCAGCCCCTACAGGGAGAAAATCTTGTTCGAGCCGCTATCCCACACCACGGTGATGTCACCACCAGCAGGCTTAATCGGGATACCCGTGCCCGTGTCAATCCACGCAATCAGACGCTGCGAGGACGAGGACACATCAGCGCCACCAGTCGAAGCAGACGACTGAAACAGCAGCAGCGCATGATCGCTTGCGCTAGACGCAGGCGTCGTGAACGTCACATCAGCCGCATCGAACACGCCATCAGTCACCGTCTTGGATGCAAGCGCACCAGACGTAGCATGCAAAGTCGCACCAGCACCAGTCACCTCAGACACAGTGTTGTGTGCGGAAGAGTATGTGTAGCCCCGAACCAGGGCCACCTTGATAACCGCCGTGTCAAGATCAATGCTTCCATCGAGGAAGCCTTCCTTGGCCTTCGGGAAGACAGCGTTCGCCACCTGTTCTCCTTAATCGAACTTAACAACCTGCCCCGTCTTGGGGCTGAAATGGGCACCGTTACTGAACTTGTTATTCGTGGCGTCAAAAGCCGCCCCAGCTTTAGCACTCACATCAAGCGCCTTAGCAATATCCGGTGTCCGTGTTGAAGCAGGCTGGACACCCGCAGCCCTCGCCTCCCGGTAGAAGGCAAGCTCTTGTTCCTTGTTCTTCTCGGCAGTCCGGTCGATGCCGAGATGGGATCGGCCCCAGCCAACCCTCAACGAAGCAGCCTTAAGGCACTGCCCGTAAGTCTCATGGTCTTTCGTGATACATCCGGTCCTACAAGCCATACAGATAAATCCTTCCAACGCCTGTAGGGGCCACCCCCACTATTTGAGGTGACCCCTACAGGTTGATCATTTAGATCAGGATGCGTTGATCGAGCTCGAAGACTCGATGCGCCAGAGCGCCGCCTCACGGTAGCGCTTCCAGCCGAGAACCCCATACCCATGTTGTTACTCCCGCATATTGCGGGGGCCAGACGATTTCTCTCTGGCTCTCACACTTTTCCATCGTGTGAGATCGGACTGTATCTTCACCCGGTCTGGGTGCTTCGCGTGCAGTCTCTACGGACTCTCTGCTTACGCAGGTTGCCTCGGTATTCCCCGTGATCCTTGGAGGGGTTCACCGATACAGCGAAGGAAGAACTCAGATGTTCCCATCTGAGGGGGCAGTAATAGCACCGCAGTGCAATGGATACCCAAGGGGACGGTGACGCATGAGCTTGTCAGTCACAGGACCGACAATAGTGTGCGGTTCCTCAGCGACAGCCTCAGCAAGCGCCTGCTTGCCAACGATGATCGTGCGGAACACACGAGCCGAAGACGAACCATCGGTCGTATTGTACATGCGCGGCGTCTCAATGAAGTACGCGCCATCAATCGTACCGATGAAACCAGGCCAGAAGTTCTCCGAAGCGTCGTACTTGTGGAGATCCTGGAAACCTCCACCCGTCGTCTCGCTACGAATATCGTGCGAAACCTCAGGGTGAATGTATGCAGCGTAGAGGCTGCCCTGACGCGGAACAGCAAGACCCGCACGCAGCTTCGACACACAGAAGCGGACATCCGTCAGAGCGATGGTGTCCGTCGCCTCAACCTGATTGGTTGCGGCAGGAGTGTCAGAAGCGTCACGGGCGTAGCGCACATTGCTGCCGCCACGAAGTTCCGTCATGGCAACCGCATCAAGCGAGTCAGCCATGTTGTAAGCAATGATGTCAGCCGCAGCAGGGTCAACATCAGACAGCGAGAACAGACCCAGCTTGCGGGTGAGCAGGGCAGCATTGCCGTACTCAGCCAGGGTCACCGTCACCGTGCTGGTGTTGCTCAGGGCAACAGCATCAGGATCGACGTTCTCAGTAAGGGTCGAAGTTGCCTGAGCCAGATCAGCATAAATCTGGAACACAACGGACGAACCCGGCATGGCCTGCTGCACAGGACGCTTATCAGCAACATCACGGATGAGCGGCTGCGAACGCAGGGCCATCTCAACATAGCGATCATAAGCGGACTGGACAAGGTTAGTCATGCCAGTCTGGTTGCTGATCGTAGCCGAACCAGTGTAGGTATTAGGCATAGTTGAGATTCACCACCTTTCGCGGTTAGTTATTGGACTTGGTCAGTACACCGGGGGACCGCCAGCGTTCTGAAACAGAATCCTGTTCAGCTCTTCTGGCGTCTTCGCAGCAGCAATCATTGCCAAAATCTGCGACTCGTCACCCACAGGTGCTTGTCCCGCGTTCACAACATCGTTGAACTGCTGATAGCCCTGGGGCACCTGAATGTCAGGCTGATTACCCATCTGCTCCTCGGCCTGCGATCCACCATTCACAGCCGCAGTGGGCTGGAACACATCGCTTCGGTCATCGAGCCAAGACGTAATCTCTGCCTCGTTACTCAGACCCTCAGGGATCAAATCAGCGATCTTCGGGTTGTAGCCACGCGAGGTGAGAACTTCCTGCACGCTGCGCTTACGAGATTCAACTCGGAAACCTGTCAGTTCCTGTTCGAGTTCCTTGATGCGACGCTGCGCTGCCTTGTGTGCTTTACGCACCTGGGTCATAGCGCCGTCATCGTAATCATCGAAATCGTCAGGCAGGTCGTACTCATGCTGGGCCATATGCCCTCACCCTCTTCTCATCCGTGGAAGTCGCCACCCACACGCATCACTGGGGAAGTAGACGCATGGCTGTGGCTATCGGTCTTATGACGCACACCGGGGCCGATAGATCCGGTTGTGGGTGGAGGTGACGGGAATCGAACCCGTGTCTGGGTCTGTGTCCTTCGTGAGGCTTTACAGTCCCGCTATCCATTCACCCCCGAGGACGCCTACTGGCGTCCCGTGTGAACCCTGTACCAGCGGTAATCATCCACGCTTAGAGGTTCCTTTCAACGGCGAGAGAACCCGCAGAAGCGCCACTCGATCCAGTAAACCGGGCACGTTCCCTCTTCGCACGCTTCTCCGACGCGAGCTGCTTCTGTCGATCACCGAAAGCAGCATCCAAAGTGTCTGTCTGGTTAAACGCCTCACGGTCGATTCCAGCAAGGGTTCTCTCCCGGTCTGCGACCCTGCGTGCCTGGTCAAAGGTGCCCTCCAAGCGGGACATGGTTCCTATGTCAAACGGATTCTGAGTCTCACCCAGAGACGTACCACCGAGGCGTTCCGACAGAGCCTGATCCATGTTGAACCCTGCACGCTCACCAGCGGCACCAATCGCCGCAGCACGGGCACCAGTACGCACTTCTTCCTGATTGCGAGCCGCAGCCAAACGCACACCCTTCTGATCAATCAGACCAAGCTGATAGGCCATCAGGTCGCCCTCACCCAGGTTGTAATACTGGCGCAGTTCCGCAGCGACCAGCGGGTTCAGCGTCTGCTTCGCAGCAATAACCCGCTCCTCAACCTCTCGCACCGACAGCCCTGCACCGATGAGGCGTGCATAGTCGTCAAAGTTGTCGTAGTAGACAGGAGGCAGGCCGTACCTAGTCATAGTGTTTCGGAACTCACCCTCAAGGCGAATGTACTCACCCTCGCTCATGGCCTGCCCACGGGCAGAAAGTTCAGCCATGCCACCGAAGCGCTTCGCGTAGATGTTCTTGGTTTCCTTGCTGGTGCGGAACTTCATCAGAAGTTTCTCGCCACCATCCATGCCATCTGAGTAGCCGTCACCAATCCAAGAATCAACACTCCTGAACAGTTCGTTGATCTCTTCCTGGGTAAAGCCGAAGGCTGTGGTGAAACCCATCCCCGTTAGGATTTCCTCGAACTCTTCACGGGCGAACTTGCGTTGCCCGTCCTGTGCAGAGGTGTCAGCAGGAATGGCAACAAGGGAGCAAGTGTCAGAGACGCTGCCGTCAGCGTTGACAACATAGGTGCCCTGCCACTGGAAACCCTCAGGTGCAGCGCCCTTCACATCTGAACATGAACGCGTCTGGCCTTTGGTCCCGCCAGCCGCGGGCGGCTGAATGGAAACCCGACTATTTTGCTCCAGTTGCCACACACCATCCTGATCCTGATACCAAAACGATCCCTCGGGCGCAGGGCCAGGAGGCTCCGGTGAGGGAGGGATAGGTGCAGGCTTAGGTTGCGGTCTGCGAATAGGCTGCGGAGCAGGCGGCTTCGGGTTACGCTTCTTCGCCACGATCAACCCGCCAATCCGAGAGCGCGAGCAAACTTCGACGCAGCACCCATGTATGTATCCCGTGCGTTATCAGTGACCTGCCAGTCATCACTCTGGCGAATCTGCTTCGAGAACTCCCACATCGGTGTCCGCTTAGGCTGACCAGTCTCAGAATCCACATCCGTCAATGCCCTATACAGCAGCGGATTCATACCCTCAGGGGTCAGACGAATGTCAGCAGGAGACAGCTCAAGGAGGCGAGCCATCTCACTGATGTATCCACCAGCGATCTGACGCAGGTTCACATCAGCACTGATCTGATCCGAGAAAGGCGCGTACCGAGACTGTGAATCCTGAACAAGCATCTCAGTGAAACGAGTGTCCTGAATCCCGTTAGGGTTCTTCTTCGTATCAAGGATCTGATCAGCCCACATGCCGAGAGTGGCCTGATCGTAAGTCAGTCCGTAGGCCTCAGCGAGAGCAGCCAGTTCACGAATCTTCGTGTTGCGGTCTGCCGGAAGAAGCGGATCCACGGCAGCTTCAGGATCATCAGACACATTCGTGCCTTGCTCCTCCTTGGTTGCCCTACGTTCCTGCATCCACGACAAGAGCGCATCATTGTCGCTAGACCACTCTGAATACCAGTAGCGTCGGGCAAGGTTCTGACGCTCCTGCGCTGTCAGTACCACACCCTTCTCAAGGGCAGCCGCATCAATCGCCTCAAGTGCCTTCTTGACCCGGCTATTCCACACACCCGTAGTGACGTTAGGACCGAACTGCGCCTGGAAACCTGCACGCCAGTATTCGCCCTTGGCATCCCAGAACGAGAACCAGGGATTGTCAGGATCCTGAAGTTCCCGCTGCTGCTTGGCAGCATCCCAGCGACCTTCAATGGCCTTGCGGAAGAACTCGCGCAGCTCAGGGAACTGCTTAATGGCCTCAGCGATCTGCGGACCCATAGCAGCGTAGAAGGATTCACGGGCATCGCTACGGGCAGCGTCCTTGCGCTCCTCCGTCTTACCCGCTTGAGCCTTCGCCTCGTCCAGGCGAGCCTGCGCCTTACGGTCATCAGCAGATCCAGGGGTCTTGGCAGCCGCATCAACGGCAGCCTGCGCCTGATCCACGGAAGCATCTGCACGCCGGTCACGGCGAGTCGTCCGCTGAAGACCAGCAAGGCGTTCCTTCGCCTCACGCAGATCCTCGCGTGCGTTTCGCTTGTCCTGCGCTGTCTCGGCAACCTTCAGAGCCTGCTCTGCCTGCTCAATCTCACGCTTCGCCTGCTCGAAAACCCAAGCCTGACTTTTCGGGTTCTTGCGCTCCTCAGCCATCAAGCCCCCAATACCTGCATGAATGAATCAAATGTTCTCTGGCCTGCGGCTGAATTGAACTCAGGCAAGCCCTCAACAAAGTCCATAGCAACCACACCGGGATCCACCCCACCGGACTGAACTGCAAGATCACCTTCAACATCAACAGTCCGTGGGGCGTCCATCTCGGCCTCGTTGAGGGTCTTGATGAACAGCCTGTATTCGGCGTCTGTAGGGATGCGACCCAAGGCTCCCTGCATGGTTTGCATGAGAAGGCCACGGGCAGAGGAGGGGTTCGTCAAAGCGACAGATCCACCACCCCCTCCACCACCACCGGAGTAGCCACCACCACCGCTGGAGTTGGTTGACCGCGAATCAAGCAGGGAAGAATCGCTCCCACCGGGAGGAGGCACACCTAGACTGTTCGCCAGTTCAGCGGCGATCTGCTGTGGAGAAGCCGGATCACCCATCTCGGTGCGCTCTGCCGCTAGGCGGCTAATGCGCTCCCACAACATGCGACCCGTTGACCCAGAAGTTCCAACATTGGGATGCTGCGACAGGTTCTTCAACCATGCCTGGTAATCAGGATCAAGAGTGAAAAAGGCATCAGTTGCCTCAGCTTGCGTGCGGTAGGCCACGCCATACGGGTATCGCTCATATGCGTCTGGGCTGAAGCCCATGCGCTGCCCGTACTCGAAGCCACCAAGCTGACCAAAACCACCGCGACCACTCAGGGGGAAAGCAACCCCCTCAGTGCGCTGGTAACTGGAACCCGCAACAACTGTCGTGGAACCCGTGCCCCCAGGCACGCTACCGGGTCGCCTAGTGTTCCAGTAGTCACCAGTAGCAGCAGTACCACCCGATGGAGTTCCCGACTGGCTAGGCGCAGCCTCCTGTCCAGACGAGTATCGCTTCGGTTCCTTCGTCACGGTTCCGCGAGTGCCTGGACCGCTGCTGTCCACATACCCATAACCGGGAACATATGTCTTAGCCATTAGTTACCGCCTAGAGGAGGTGTGTAGGTGCGGCTCAAGATCGGCAGCAAGATGACATCCACGAAAAACTTCGTATTCGGGTCACGCTCACCGATCTGGTTGAGAAGGATCTCGGCCTCCGTACGGAGCATGCGTTTGTCGGTGTCCTCAGCAGTTGTCGTGCCCGTAATCTTCGCCAGCTCCGCTGAATACAAGTCAAGCGTGGCGATAGCATCAGCCATGTTCTGGGCGCCAGGAGGCACTGGCCTATCGCGGTCATTGAAGATGTAGGCAAGCATCGGACGAACTTCAATATCGAGCAGTCTCTTGCGAGACTCGTTGTTCAGCTCAATGGTTTCCGTCGTCGTTCCGAAAGCCTCAAGACCCTTGTAGTCAGCCTTGATCTGCTTCTGCACGGCAGACCAGTCGTCCTCAAGCTGGCGAACCACATCCCAAGCTTCCTCAGCCCCAGCGGCACTCCCGCTCACCTGAGCCTCGTAATACCGAGCCCGAGCAGCCTGAATGTCAGCTTCGGCACGTTCACGGTTACTCAGCAGAACGTAGCGGCCCTCCGCTATTCGGGCCTTCTCAAACGTCTCTGAGTAGCTTGCTGGAATCTTGAACCCAGCATCACGCAGCCATCTGGCCTGATCGGCAGAATACTTACCCATGCGCGGCATGAGCCACGCGGAAGCTGTCTTGTACTTCCCGCTAACGAGGTCGGAATGCTCCTTAACCCACTTCTCGCCCTCTTCCGTCGCAGCAACAGAGGACAAGCCAGCAAGACTGCCGAATCGGTCGTTTGACTCACTAGTTGACAATGAGTAGGGAACAGCATCAAGGCCAAACGTCTCAACATACTTGACTAGGCCATCAGCGAATGGGTTCTGTGAACCTTCCGACTGAGCGACACGAATCATCTCGCGGAAAGCGGAATCCATGTTGAGGACCCCGCCTTCTCGGGCGAAGTCAGAGACATCATTTGCCGTCAACCTAGGAGCGGCAGGCAAGAAGAATCCAAGTGTCGCCCTTGTCACCAGCAGGGTCGTCACGAGGGTACTTAGTCCCTGTGAGTAGTTGTCCCATTCTTCCTGGGGTGCGTCAGGAGCAGGCATCGCACCAGCGGCTGCGGAAACCTGAACGGCGTCCTTGAACGCGGATGAGTATGAGGAGTACCGCTCGTCCTTATCCATGAGGGCGAGCATCCGGTTCGCATGCGACGGAAGGACGGACTTCCAGAAGTCAGCACCTTCCGCATACTCGCCAAGAATTGCCTGCTCAAGCGAATTGAACGCCGGGAAGGCATTCATCAAGCTCTTCACCCCGATAGCAGATATGGGGCTGGACAGCGTCGGCAGCCACTGCTGAGGGTCCGCTGATGGAGCAAGCATACGAACATAGCCACGAAACTCGTAAGACGCGGAATCCATCTGCAAGACGCCTTCGTCTTGGAACTGGGGGAGCCGTTGAATGGCCCAGTTCACCGCGTTGATTGTCATCTCCGTGCCGGGGAAGACGAAATACTTCTCACCGTTCTCGTCAGAGAAAACGAAACCCGTGTCTTCAAGTGCGTCGTAAGTGAGGCCAATCTTCCAGAAGCCCTGCGGGTAGTTCTTGCCCACGCGCAGAGCGCGACGCGCAAAATCCTCGGTTGCCCGGTAGTAGCGTGCAACGTTGCGGGTGTTCCAAGCGAGCAGGGTTCTGTTGCGTGGATTGTCCGTGTAGGAAAGGGTCAGCTCGTATGCTCGGTCAGTTGCCATGCGTGACGCCTTGACCCGTGCCGCATCCTTACCAAATAGGCGCGCCATCTCTTGCTGGTAAGGGCGCAGGAGTTTGCGCTGCTCTAGGTAGTTCGCGATGAAGATCGGCTCACGGGACACGCGAGCGTACTGCTCACCCATCCACGCCCAAATCTTGTCAAAGCTCTTAATGCTGTTGGCAGTCGGAACCTCATCAACCATCTGACCCAACACGAACTGGGGACGGTCACGCACATCCACCAGCTCAATGAGGTCATTGACCGACAGATTGTCGGCACGCATCACTAGGTCAGGGCCGACAGCCCCGTCATCGAGTGAGCGCATCGCGGCAAGCAGCGAGTCATTCGGCGTGCCATCTGGGCGACTCACCATATTGCGAACATCAGATACATAGCGTGCCGCGAAGTCTTCGGGCGTTGCCCCTGCCGTGTGGAAGGCAGCAAGTCGATCCGTGTACTTCATTGTCTTGTCACTGCGGATCACCGCAGCGATCTCAGGGATCAACTGGTCATCGGTCTTGCCAAAGTAGATGCCCTTCAATGCCGCCTGGGCAATAGGGCCATCGGAGGACAACCCCTTCAAGTCGCGCAGCCAAGCCGTCATGCGAAGGGGATTGTCGCCGTTCGGGGATACATCCCCCCATTGACGAGACGGACGAACAAGTCTCGCGCCCGACACCCCGTCCGCGGGATCCATCATCACCATGTACGACTGGCGCTCTACTGTCGGGAACAAGGCGCTAGTGCCGTACATAGCCGTCTCGTTCACTTCGTCAAGAAGTTGAGCGCCATGCTCAGACACAAAATCAAGGAGGTCATCCTGATCGGCCTTAGACCACCCATTGAGCTTCGTCCGAGCCATAGCCAGTGACACGAGGTCACGCATCTTGCCCAGGTCACCGTCCTTCATTGCCTGGACAGCGGCAGCACGATCTTCCTCAGTGAACCGTGACTTGATTAGGGACCACTTCGTGGAAAAGTCAGGATCGTCAATGGCGACTGCCTGCCCCTGGAGGGCACGATTCACCATGCCAAGCTCAGTGCCGCGAACGCGACGCATCGCAGTGCCGAACCGCCTACCCTTGTAGGCGTTCTTCCACACCCCTTGCGTCATGGCGTAGAAGACGTAGTCCTCGAAGGCATTACGCAGGTAATAGCGGGGGCCAGCCAGGTTGAACAGCGACCAGCCGTCCACGATGCGTTGAGCAACTTTGCCCTGCGTTACACCGAACATGGCACCTAGGAAGGTGGCCTTGACCCCAGCCTGCTCGATGTCAACAAAGTTCGGAACCTTGACGTAGTCTGCCGTTTGCCACAGGTGTAGTGGGTACTCTTGCCCGTTGAAGTTGCTGGGCCGAATGCTAACAACGTCATCAAACCGAGCAACCGACTCAATAACTGGCTCGTACCGCCCGAAGGCCTGCTCGGCAGCAGCGATATTTCCGAGGCGACCTTCAATTTGAATGACCGTATCCGTACGGATTGGAGTGAGGTCGTCCCATCTCACAAGCAGCTCTTGCTCCACGGCTTGCAGCGTTGTCTTTGCCAGATCAGGTTTCGCCTGAACCTGCATTGCGTAACTGTCTAGAAGGACGCGATCACGAGGGACGAGATACGCTTTAGCTTCACCCTTGAGCGTTCCAACAGGCTGAAGTCTGCCAGTAACACTCACGAGCCCCTTGTTTGTTTCGTCGGACCCGGTTCGCCAAACCTGAATGACTTCAGGCCAGCCGCGTTGAGCAAGAGTTTCCTGGCTTCGCAAGTACCACTGACGCACCATCTCGCGTGACACGGTTTGAGAGAACACCGCAAGTTCTTCAGACTGGTTATCAAGCGTGTACCAGACAATCCCCGGCATGCGGGGGGACTTCGTTGAGCCGCCAAGGCGAAGCACAAGATCCGCGTACCACTCGTCACCCTCATTTGCCTGCCGAGTGATGTAGGCCGACACCTTGCCTGTGATATCAAGCTTCGTAATCTCGTCCGCAATGTCGGAAGCACCGAAACGGTTTGCAGTTCCAGTGTCGGTAAGTTCACGGATATATGGCTTTGCCACATCTGCAACGATGGCGCTTGACATCTCATAGTCAACCATCATGTTTTCGGCAAGCCGCTGCACATCATCACTTGCAGGTGCCGGGAACTCGATAACCGGCTTCAGGCCGTCACCTTGACCAGTAAGTGTTGCGATGTCGCCATCAACCCGTACCGAAAGCGCGTCGTCGGCAGGCGATGAGCGATCCCAAACCAACACACCGTCCTCGCGACGACGCATCGTCAACGTGGGGGAGTAGACACCACCACGAGAAACCTCAGGCAAAAAGTCACGCCACGACTTTGAAGGGTCACGCAGCGTTACACCCTTAGCGGCAGCGTGAGTCTTCACCAAGCCGTTGAAGATTTGCTTACGCACCGCCTGACTGCCTGCTTTGCGCCAGGTATCCGACACCATCGCTGCGTCCTGGCGGGAAAGAAACACTCTCGCCCAGTCATAGATCAAGCCAGCGTCGCGACCGTCATTCATGTACACAGCCGTGGGCATCGGTGCCTTGGCGAAGCGGCGACTAATGCGATCCAGGCGAGCTTCGACGGACTTGTCCGCGTAGCGGTAGCCCAGAGCTGCACCTGCACGATTCAGCAACGTCGGCTTGTCCAGCGCCTGATCAGGACGACTGCCAGCAGCAGCCCGACCGAAATCCCCCAAGACACCGCGACGGGGAATCGCCCCAGCCTCAGCCCCAATAGAGTCCGCTTCGTCGGCAAGTGTCGCGCCGAACCGTGACGCATCAACAGAACCACCTGGCACGAACTCGCCAGTTTCATCAAACCGCTGTGTAAGTCGATCCGCAAAGCGACGATTTACGGGGTTATGGATAGCTGCCAGCATGCGGAAGCGCGAACGAATAACACCAGCAGTCGTTTTGCCCGGCAGTAGCGGCTGACGCTTTGCGAGGTTCGTGGCCCGGTAAATCTGTTCAAACGTCGTACCGAACTTGTCCCCGACACCAATGCCGGAAAGGATCGACTCGGCAACGTACTTAGAGACAAACCACTTGTTGGCATCATCCGCGTTACGCACACCGGACTCAGCCATGTCATCAATGACCTGAGGCGGCAGGTAGTTGCCGTACTGTCGCCTCATCACATCGCGAGCCACCGCAGCCTTCTGCGGTGTAAGGTTCGTGAGTCGATCCATGTCCTTACCCAGCGAGTCAAAGAACACTCTCGTGCGCCGCATGCGGAAGGCATCATCAATACCGCCTGCGTTACTCAGCTTCGTGAGGCTGTATCGAGCGGATCGGTACACGGTGACGGCCTTTGCACCGACCAATGTGGGATCCAAGACAACAGTGCCTACTACGTTCAGCGTGCCTGCTGCGACATCGTATGCAGTGTTCTCGCGCATACTCTCAGGGAATGGGCTGAGGATGAGCATCCCTGTGTTCCCCTGGTCAGCCGTGTTGATCAGGCGTGCCAACTGAAGCATCTTAGGATCCTGGTACTTGTCCCAAGTCACGCCACGAACAAGGTCCTCCATCGGCGTGCCGACAAACTCAGAGATCCAGCGACCGTACGGATCCGGTTCACCGTCACGCTTCAACTCCTCAAGTCGAAGAAGCGTATTGACGTTTTCTGCCCCGTACTCACTTCGGAGCGAGTTCAAATACTCTTGATCGTAAACACCGGGAGCTACGTCATCCCAGTAGCTGGCGCTGTCCGTGACCATCTTGAACTGACCAAGACCAGGGATTGCGTATGGAGCTACGCTGCCGATTCCCTGCTCCCTGGCCTCCGACACAGCCATGTATCCGGCCCTGTAGGCCTGCTGCGACTTCTCATTAGCCCAAATGAGCGCGTTGAAAACAGGGTCAACGACGTTCTCGTAAAAGGCGTTCCAGCCCTGCTCGGCCCAAGACGGGTTTTGCGCTGCTTCGCGCTGCAACTCCTCCACCTTTGCGGTGAAGAAATCAAAGAAGGCAGAACGCTGCACCGGATTCATCGACAGGATGATGTTGCGCTGACGAATTGGATCCGATGTTGATGTCATGGCGTTGAACGCCGAATCCATCTCAGTCAAATTGACCAAACGGCGAGCGTCGTCCTCGGTCAACTCGGTTCCAGCAAGTGCAGTAACTAGACTCGGGTATCTTTCAAGCGTCTCCGGCATGCGCGAAAGAATGAGCTTGTTTGCGTTCGCCCTGCGGTAGCGCAGAATCGCGCTGGCTTCGCGAGGGTTAACAGGCGCACCCGGTGCGGCTGGGTAGTCGGCGTAGTAGTCTTGGGCAGACTCGTAGGACACTTCATTGAAGGCACGCTGGTATGCGCCTTCCTGCGAATAGTCCTCGTCAAGAAGATAGTCGCGACGAGGTGCCTCCGGCAAAGCGGAAGAGTATCCCGTGGGCGATGTCGGTGTACCACCGAAATAGGTGGGCCGTGATGAACCGGGGAGCTGAGGGCGAGCCAAGTGTTACCAGCCCCGACTTTGCGCCATGCGGTAAAACGCCGCGATTGCGCCGGAGTCGTCCACGGACGCAAGCCGCTCAAGTGTCGCAGCAAGATTCCCGCCTCGTCGTGGCGTCACGGTAGGTCCCGGTCCTGGGCCGAAAGGGGCACCAGCCGTGATCGGCTCATCCGGTCGCTCCGTAGGAGCAAACAGGGGAGTGGGAGGAGCCATCTCCTCCGACACCACCTGACGACCAGTACGAGGACGCGGAGCAGCAGGAGCCTTCGACATTGGAGCAGAAGTCTGAAGATCCATCATCTCCTGACCCTCCCCATACTCGCCACCAGCGATGTACCTCGCGCCCTGACCATCCGTGCGACGCGACATGGCCCCAGGACCGGACACAGGAGCTGGGTTGCTTGGTCGGCGCATACCGCCGTGACCCTCAGCCATCCTGCTCCTTCACAACGATCTTTGAAATGTCAGCCGCTGTTTCTTCAGCGAACTCTTCCCGATCCACCTGAACCCACTCGTGCGCTGACTGACCAAGGGCCAGTAGGGCAAGGTTCTGGAAATGTTCAGCAGCGGCTTGCGCCATCTGCGAGGCGAACATCATGGAGGTTGCGACCGTGTCAGAGTTGAACCAGGGTGTGGCTTCAACGACTACAGGTTGCTCGTCAATAATCTCGAACTCGTTGTCCTCGTCCACACCCGGTCCTTT